CAATTTCTTCAATGGCCGTGTCTACTTCTGGATGATAAGATATACCACGATACTTGTTTATCAGTTGTGCATTATCTTTAGCATGGCCAACGCCGTCAAGATCAACATAATGACCATGATAGTGTCCTGCAGCCGTAACGTATCCCGCACCATCATCATCGTTTGGGGGTACCACGGAAGGCAACATGTTTTGGGTTTCTTTTTTAGATTTTCGAATTTCGTATCCAAAAATCTTTATGCCCCCAAATGCACCTTGTTGTTCATTGTTAGCCATCTATACTACCTTTTAAATTATAAAAAAACAAGAACCAGGTTACCCTGGTTCTTTTATTTATCACATACTTAACAACCACCAGTTTAACTTGTGGTTGACGATTCCCAATACTGGATTTGGAAGTCTACTGTGAATTCCTCAATTGCGGAAGCCTGATCGAAAGAAAGGTCGATAGGACTTACCAAACTAGGAAAACATCCGCGCATATTATAACGTTTCAGTACATCTTCGTTACGGTTAATCTGATCAACGATTAAGTCGGTCTGATAATCAACCGGGTTTGTGAAACCAGTGTTGGTTTGGTGTGCATTAATGCCATTCATCCATCGTTCAAATGCATTACGTACCTGGAAATCGGTATCGTTATACACTGTAACAGTCCATGGTTCAAAGGTACGGTCGCCCGCCACTTTAACTTCACGACCTCGGAAAGGAACCGGAATTGGTTCCATTGTGGATCCGGGCAAACTGGCCGCCCTACACATAAAGGACGTTATTTCAGTATCTCCCCCAGCAAAGATAGGGAAATTAACCACTACCTTGAACAGGTTTGAACGTGCGCCACCGCCTTTCAGTTTTGCTTTAAAATCATCTACGCCTAAAATACTCATTTGTTTCTCCTGTTAGTGCGCGATTAAACGGTGCCGATTACTTCTTCAAACGATACACCACTTCTAACAGCGACAAAGTTAAGTGTCACGAAGTTAATAGAGCGGGCAGGTTTGACGAAGATAGATGCAATAAGCTGGTTATTGTCAACTACGCTCGGTGGGTTATTGGTTTCGTCGCACTGTACAACGAAATCAGTGATGCCTCTGCGACCTTTGATTTCTCTTAGGAACGGTTCGACGATGTTTACAAACTCGGCGCGGGTGAATTCGTCGTTGAATTCGAACATAACACCACGAGCAGCAATAGAAATTGCGCGTTCTAGGTGCAAGAACAATCTACGAACATTAATTCGGTTAAACGCGCTTGGACGGGATTCTTTTGTCTTATCTCCGTACAAGGTTGTTCCACGGCCAGGTAGATTAACAATAGGATTAACACCTAGAGCATACAGTTGGTCTCTTTCATTCTTGGTTGGGTTGTATACAATATCAAGGATACCGTAATACTGACCACGTTTTTGACCAGCTGGGCTGAACCAAGGTCCTTCTGTCAAATCAGTTGCTGCCATAATACCAGCAGTTGTTGACGCAGCAGGAATCCAGATATATCTGTCATTGTACTTATCAAATACTTTTACGTACTGATTGTCCAAAACTAGATATGAGGATGATGGTACAGATGCCGCGAAGGATAGTATATTAGCCATTGGATTAGCAACAGCACCATAACCAACAACCATCGCTGATCGTGGAGGTGAAGAAATTACAACACAATCCCTACGCAGTTGCGCTGCAACCTGAACTAGGTCGCTAACAACAGTTTGTTGAGCCAGAGCAGAGTCCATAGAAGGAGCGATCAATAGATCGACTGTTAGAATGTCTACGTCCTCATAAGCATCAAATCCAACCGCGATTTCGTTAGCACTCAACGCGCCACTGGCAGCGCCGTATTGCATACGATAGGTTGAACCGTTGTTTGTCCAAACAGAACCCAGAGAATAATCTATGCCACTGTCATAGTTAATTGGGGTTTCTGGTACCGCAATTGAAGCTGCACCTAAGAATACATTAGACGATGTAGATTTATATCCGAAACGAATATACTGACTGTTATTATTGATAACATCAATCCAGTAGTTGTTTCCCCCATCGACAGTCTTAGCTCCTGCTATTGTTGAAGTGTATGGGAAGGTTTCTAGTACCGTTCCGCGAGTTCCACTGAACAGACCATCAACATCAATAACCGCAATGTGAAGTTCATCATTGATAATGTCCCAACCACTGTCACTATCATTGAACCCGCCCAACCAAGGACTAGTGCCTGGTTCGCCGTCGAATGCAGATTTGTATGTCCATGCAGCCCAGTCGGTTGGTGATTGTGCAGCAGGGAAAACACTGACAGCAAGAGTATTGCCAAGTTCGCCAGGATATCTTGCGATAAATGGACCAGTATCTAATACACCACCAGACGTAAAACTGGAACGTTTGGTTTCATAATCATTGTCGTTTTTAACAACGAGGTCGGTTTGTGAACCTGCACCGGTAGTTGATGTTTGTGCAGCTGATGTTACAACACGGTTAACGTATAACTTACTTGAGTAACTTAGGAATTGGGTTGCAGAAATAAAATCTACTGCATTACTGCTTCCTGGGGTACCAAAGGTTGCCGCTAGTGTTTTTTCATTATCAATAAGTTTAGGTTCCTCTACAGGACCCCATTGAAAATTGCCTACAAATCCACCAGTTGAAGATTGACTTCCAGTAACAACGTTACTAAGATCAATTTCGTTGATGATAATTGAAGGAGAAGCAGAAATTGCCATTGTCTTATCCTTTTGTTAATTATAAGAGTTCATTATACGATTTTTAAATCAATATATCTATTTAGTATTTATACTATTTAGACTACCAGTTATCATTACTATAGTCAGGAGGTATGGCCCATGCAGCTTCCTGGTCAAAAAATTCTTCTACTGATATTGCCTGGTCATCCAAACCGTCATCCAAATAACCCCATACAGGCACATCTTCTTCAATCTCCTTTATACGAGATTCAAACATCATCTTCTTAATGTTTATATCAGTTAGTCGTTCAAATTCCGGACTGGTCGCAAAATATCCAAACAATACCAAATTCATTACAATGTCATCATGATTACCACTGGAAGCTTCATAAGAATTACCCTTTCTTTCAAAGGTAGATATTTCCATTATAGTGTTTTGATCCATTACATGTAGCTTGTTATTCTCCAACAAGTCTTTGAAACCAGAACAACCAATCTTCTTGGTCTTCTTATTCATATCAATACCAATAGCGTCCGATTTCATGGAATTGGTCATATGTAGATTTTCATATTCTAAATCGTGATGCAAACCATAACAGGTCAAACTGCCTTGGTCATTGTTCTCTATCACAATATACGCCATGTTATATAATTTACCATACTTTTCTAATATCTGAGGAAATAGTATGGGGGATATAGCATTGTTTCGATATACTGCAACCTGTAGAAAGGGTTTCACCGATATATCTATCATAGAAAAGGTAGAATAATCTTGTTCTTTACCTCGGCACACGTCAACTAACATTACATATTCGTGACCTTTAACTGGATCAGCATAAATATTGCACAGTCCATCTTCTTCTATGTGTTTTGGATTCTCCGCTCGTAGTCCCATAAGGGTATTTGCGTTAATAAGAGTATCGCCTGTACCAAAGAAGGTATTACCAAATTCTTGGTCAAACTGCAATTGAGAAGTATTTGCAATAGTTTCTTCTTTCCACTTCTCGTCGCGACCAGGCACATTCCACCAGTCAATTTGGAACGGAACATAACTATTGGTTCTTTGTTTAGCCCCTTCCCAAAGTTTATGGTATTGATTACCTATACCGTTAGCAGTAGAGGTAATAATAACGCGAGAAGATTCACCAGAACTAATTACAGGATATGTTGAAGTATAGAACTCAGCGGCCTTTTCAACGAATGCAAATTCGTCCAAGAAAATCAGGTTGGCCGTCATACCACGAATAGAGTTACTGGAAGTAGATGCAGCAATAATCTTGGAGTTATTACTGAAATGCGCATCGGTTTTATTAAGACCTTTACATCCAGGTTGCAACCAAAAAGGAACATTCTCCAACATAAGAGTAAGACGAGCCAACATTTCTTTGGCGGTAGCATGTTTGTTTGCAAGAATGAATACAGTTTTTTCTGGATGAAACATTGCATACCATAATAGATACGCAACGGAGGAGATAGATTTCCCCGACTGACGGCACGCCAACACGATATTGAATCGATTGGTGTTAAAATGTTTAAACATATCTCTTTGATAATCGTAAAGTTTGAAGGGTATTAACCCCTTATCAAGAGAGATAATTTTAATATAGGTTTCGGCAAAATATGCAGGACTCTGCATACATTTCGCGTATTCAACCATTTGTTCTTTGGTAAACGTAGTCTCTACGCCGTCCCTCTTAACAAGTGGGTTTCCTAAATAGGAATCTTTAAATTCCATTTATTCTACATCTAGGTTACCGGCCGCAACACTAGGCCCAATTTCCTTTTCCAATAGTCTCAAAGTATTAAGTTCCGCACCTATCAATCTCTGTAAATCTGATGTTGATCCAACAAACACATTATTCGTCATTGTGTTGACTCCGGGGGGTAAAGCGTTTTGTTGCTTTGCCGGCTCTTCTATATCTCTGCGTTTTTTATTGAGATCCATCAATTTATCAGTTACATCACCAACGTCCTTCAATAACTTTGAAAGTACTTCATAAGCCCTAGGATGTTCGGTAGACCGAGCCACCTCTATGGCTTCGTTTATGGCCTCACGGCCATTCTGGAGAATGTCATATAGAGTCTCGCGAGAGTAATCGTAATCACTCTGTTCTTGTAGTTTCCTCACCTTATTAGGATCGGGACTAAGTTTTTCGCTCGATTGTTCCATTATGCACTATCCAAATAATTAAAAATAATATTGGTATT